GTAACCATATTTAAGCAATTCTGATAATCGCGTTACTTGCGTCAGCCGTTGGAAAAACAATCTGAAAATCCCCAGAGGTTGATGATTTGTCAGAACCAAAATCAAGAACGACTACACTTGGATCACCAGACGCTGTATCGTTGTAAACCAAAGCGCCACGAGCCGTGATTGTTGCAGATGTAAATGTAAGATCCGCAAAATCAGTCAATGCTGTAGTCCCTGATGTTGTTGGTGTTACGTTTGTAAGAGTACCTCCACCCGCAGAATACGTTCCAGAATTTGATACCTCGTTAGAAGCAGTATAAGCTGTTGTTGCTGCGGTAAATGAAGCACTGTTAGTATACAAAGCTAATTTAAAAGTATTACCAGTTGATGTAGTAAAGTTGTGTGTTGCAGTCATCAGTTCTTTTTTAAACGATGTACACATAAAGTTGCCGCTAAATGCCATTTTACATTCTCCTTATAAGCTCGGCTAGTTCAGGATGACCTGCGTCATTGAGGGCATTATACACAGTTGTACGGTCACTGTGAATAGCTTGCCTCATATAGTAGGCCACCAATTTCTCCAGATGCTTAGAGAAGGCACGAGCCTGATCCCTGATTGCTGGATGCGCTGAGTCTGACACTGCGATAATTTTTTCTACGCATTGTGCAGACAATTTGTCAGGAGTCAAACCCCTGTTATGAGTTGTGTTAACTTGAACTAAAGACTCATCTTTAGGAACGCTTACATCTATTTTAAACATTTACATATCTATCCTTGGCTCACCATCACGATAACTATCTCTCTTTAATCTTCCTTCACCTAATACTAATAATCGCCCCATAGCTTCATCAAACTTTTCCTTATACATTGCAAGAACATCTTGCTCACCCTTCATAAAGATATATGCATTTACTAAACTACCATATAGCAAAACCTGCTCCGCATTGTCACCTAGCCATGAAGTGCTAGAAGTAACAATTGATGGTGGATCGAAATAATAGTGCAATTGAACTAAATAAGTAGTGTCAGGTGTAGGGGCTACTATAAAGTTACCAGAAGAACTTGGTGATGTTACATCTCCATCAAACTCTGAGTAATATTTTGGAAGCCCAGTTGTTGACTGGTTAGGGTATGCTTCACGCATAAAATTAACATCTTTTTCAATAAGAAAAGTGTAATTACTACTACCATCAACTACAGCAAAAGAAAATGGGGCTAAAAAATCTGCAGGTCTAGCAACATATGGATCACTGGCAGTCATGTTGGCAGTCACGTTCTTTCTAAGCTCTGGAATCATTACAGTTCTGTATATCAGTTCCTCTGCCTGCCTCACAAAGGTAGGTATCTCTGCAACAAAAGTTGTTTCGTTGTTTTCAGTAAAGTCCTGTATAGACTGTAATAACTCAGCGTAATTCATTCTTCAGCCTCATTATAAAGATTATCAAACACTCTATTTACATCTAACGTGTAGTCTAAATCAGATTTAGAATAATGTATATGCTGAGATGGCATGAAGTCAGGAGCACCTTTGCCTGTTTCAAACCATGCAGGATGCGTTACTCTTACACGATTATTTGGAAGTGCCACTACGTTACCTGTCCATTCACCTGCATCAAGTAATTGCATTACATGACTCTGCTTATGCTGTGCAGGGTCATCTGCTATCTCACTCTCTGCATAATCAACAGTAAACAAATACTTTGCTGCATACATATTACCATCTATCTTAGCTATCCAAGGACATGGAGTTGCTCTATCTAAAACATACACGGCGTGATTATAAGCTGAACAATCCCAAGGCTGCGCGTCATGCACCGCCATAGGTTCAGGCCAATCCTCTAGCGGCTCATCAGCTACTAAAGCAGTTATCGGCATTCTAGCCCACATTGCACCGCCGTGTACATTCTCTTCACCTTCTTCATCAGCCTCAGATCCTGTAAATATAACCTGAAAGCTTAGACACCTATTAGGCATCGTTGTTACCGCAATAGCCATCGCATGAAGGAACTCGCCATGA